ATATCATAAAGTAAATCCGTAATCAAGGTGGAGGAAGCCTACGAGCTTCATAATCTTACGAGTGTTAGTGAACTCTGTAGTCGCTGGCATACGACGCTCTGACCACGCTGGTTCAGGCACACGCGATAAGTCAAAGGCGTAGATACCCTGCGGAGTGGAGTTGATGTAATAAGGAGTGCGAGTACCAGCTTGGTTGATAAGCCTGCGGTACTTCATCTCTTCAATCAGTAGGTCAGGGTAGTGCGTATGCCTACACTTCAACTCTATGTAGAGGTTCTTCTCAGTGGTGGTACAGTCGAAAGAATCGTAGGCCCCTTCACTCTTTTCTAAGTCGGGGAAGTGACTAGCCTTGAGATAATCGAAGAGTTCCTGTTCTCTCATTAGTTGTATGGACTCTCTCCGCCAAGATTATTCTGTAACTTACGCAAAGAGTTCTGACATCTACGATCAGCAGTAGAGATAGCACACTCTAGGTAGACCGCTAACTCTTGGAGAGTAAGGTTCTCGTGGTATCTCTTGATGAGAATATCCTTCTCGATAACATCGAGCTTGAGGTATGCCTTCTTGATATCTATGAGAGTAGCCAGCAGGTTACCGCCTTCGGCGGGAGCAGACTGCTTCTTAGGCTGACCATCGTTGATGAGGTTCTGTGCCTGTTCTAATACTGTGTTATCTATGATAGAGGCGATGACGTGAGGCAAGAGCTGGGCGATGATGACAGTATCGTAGAAGGCTTCATCCCCTGGCTTGTAGCCTGTGCGCACAGCCTTTTCCTTACGAGCGTAGCGTTCAACGTGACGCTTCATCTGCCACGCAATACGCTTCTCGTTGATGATGCGCTGAACTGTGTTCTCTTCACTAAGCAGGGTGTCATAGTGCGTTGCTCGTGAGAGATACCAGGAGTAGCACTCTTGGACTACATCTTCCTTATCTACATAGCCTCGAAACCTGCGAGTGATGACACTCGCTACGCTCGGTGCTATATCAAAGATAGCAGGATGAATACTATGCACGCTCGTTTGCTTTCCTGTTCATCTCATCTATGTATGCCTGAGCCTTGAGGCGCTTGGCTTCGGCTATCTTCTTGCGACGCAAGGCCGCTAAGTACCACGAGTCCTGCTTCTTCTTAGTCATTAGGTAGCTCAGGCCACTTGTTATCAAGGACAAGAATTGCAATGGCAGCATAATTCATCAAATCTACAAAAGAATCTCTCAAGGATTCGTTGCTTGGTGCAACTCCTGAATCAAGGAGATTATTAATCCTGGCAGTTTTATCCCACATTCGAACACGCAATCCGTTGAGTGGTCCACCTGGACTATGAGCGATGTTCTTCGGACCGTAATCGTGATGCTTTCTGAGCAAGAGCGATCCAGCGGTGTCATAGACTCTCCAGACATCTTCGACAAACTGTCCACTTACTTTCTTACTGGCATCGGCTGACAAGTAATAGTCCCAGCCTTGTAATCTATCGCTATTATTATCATCCCCATATCCATCAATAATCTTGCTGCCTCTTGGAGAGACTGGTTCTTGTTCACTCACTTGACTCCTCCTACTAGGTTGGCTGTTGCTTCTTTCCCATTTGCCAGGTAGAAGTCTGTAATGTCCATACCTGGTGGTAATTGTACTATTTGTGAGTTTGTTACCTCACCTGCGACACGCCTAGAGAACTCTGCTCCAGGGTTGGAGCCATCCTCTTTGATGTCGTTATCTCCTACGATATACACAGTATCAAAGCCATTGAATAACTTAGGATAGAAAGGTTTCCACGCAGCTACACCAGGGATACCTACTGCTGGTATACCTACTGCTGCATCCATAATGATTGCATCGAACTCACCCTCACAGATAACGATGTTCTTTGTTGGTGACATAGTTGCTGTCACATTGAACAGGTGAGTCTTCTGTCCGATAGGTGAGCCATACTTAGGCTTACCATCATCAAGTCTGCGGAACTTGAAACCTACACACATATCTAAAGCTGTGAAGTAGGGTATTGAAATCCATCCTTCATACCCTTGGTGTCCCTCTATCGGATCTGTGATAGTGCCAAGCCTGTATCGGGCGGCAGTCTCTTCAGATATTCCACGTCCTGCGAGGTAGGCTAGCGCCTCGTCGCTTATTGCCTGTGCGTAACGATGGGCCGCCTCCTGTAACAATTTCTCCTGCCCTTGCGAGAGCATCCTTGAACCCCACATTCTCTAGTTCCATAATCACATTGATTGCATTGCCACCCTTACCGCAGGTGTGGCAGAAGTACAGGTTGTTATATGTATCTATGACTGCGCTCTTGCGTGAGTCATCGTGCATACAACACCGCACCGAGACGTTACGTCCCTCTTTTACTTCCCCTCCAAAGTGTCTAACGACCTCTGCTATGGAGACTGCGTTTGCATCGGAGGAATCTTTGCCCCTCTTCTTACGAACCACCCTGGTCCAGTCTTGTGCTGGCATCCGCAATCTCCTTCACACTTCTCGTGGAAATCTATAGCTAGGTCAGGCTTACCGATGGTGTTATGGTGACCTGCCCACTTGCAGTTAGGACAGATCATCTGCTTCTGCCTCTTCTTCCTTCTCTTCTACTTCTGTCGGTTCTTCTGGTAGTTGTACATCTTCTACTTTCCAGATGTTGCTACTTGTTATCTGTCCATTAGGTACTGGCATTACTTACTCCTGTCTTCTAACCATTGGTCTAGGTCTTGGATTACCCAAGCCTTCTCTACTCCGTGTTGTCTGCGCTTGACTATGACGAAGGCTAAAGGATTGACGGGTAGTTCCCTAGCCTTCGCATAGTTGGCTGCCTCAGTCTGAGCTTCTGCCCAGAACTGCGGAAGGTTGATTGACTTGCGATTCTTACACTCCAGAATATAGGTCTGACCTGCGATGATGGTGACGATATCACCCTCGTCGTTGGCTCCCGCCTTGGCAAGTCGTTCAGCAAAGTGTCCTAGTTTGCGCAGATACTTCATCACATCTGTCTCAAACTTGGAACCCTTTTGCTTGTTATACGAACTCATACCACCCTCGATAAGTTGGAGTTGTAAATCATTCTGCCTATCGCATCGCTATCACCAATCTGACAGGTGGCAAAGTTTACGAATAAACCTGCCCAATCCTTGCCATCTACTGAGTGTTTACCGAAGCGATTCTTGACGGCTGCAACCCGAAGCGTATGCTCAAAGGGGTTGTAACCTAGCGTGAGTATCAGAGCTGGTAGTTGAGACACCTTACCTTGGATAGACCTTCGGTGTGGTGGCTCCATCATAGATCCGTACTCAGTCTGTTCTGATACGTGGTGCAGTACCATCACGCAGGCATCAGTCTTGCGTGCCATATCGTGCAACTCCACCATTATCTGGCGCAGTCCTGCCCATTCATTATCAGATTCAGCAACAACATTCATCAGGTTATCTATGACAATCAGTTGTGGTGCTATGCCATAGAGTTCTATGTATGCCTTGATTTCATCCTCGATATCATCGAGGTTAGGCGAGGCATCAAAGACCCATTGAATGTGCGATATTTCTTGCAGACTCTCTTCGTAGGCATCAGGGTTTATATTGATCTGATTCTCTACTGTCTGCTGAGTATGGCCTGCAACGTGCGCTGAAGCACGGAGCATTACAGTTGCAGTATCAGTATCTGCGGAGAAGAATAAAGTAGGTACTTTGGCCTTGATTGCATAGACGAGAGCGAACATAGACTTTCCAGCGTTAGGTGCAGCGGCAACCATACACACTTGACCGCGCCGAAACTTTATCTCTTTACTCTCAAGGTCTTTCCACACAGTAGGAAGTGGCTGTGCTGTTGATTGCACAGTCTTCCAAGCGCGGTCTAACCTAAGCATCTTGCTCCCGTCCTACTGTTATTCTTCTTTTTCTTCTTATCTGTTTGCGTTCTCTTTCCGTAAGACCGCCCCAGATTCCGTGATGCTCATACTTGATTGCCCATTCTGCACACTCAATTTTATGCACACATTGGTTACATATACTTCGAGCGAGAACGGTTTCTGTAATAGTTCCTTGTCCTGGTTCAGGAAACCAATAATCTCCTGCTCCAGTTTGCGCACAGAGAGGGCTCTCGTATTGACGAGGCTCTCGCATAGGTTCATCGAACCCAGATAGTTTGGCACTTGTCAGCCGCACCCTTTGGTGCGCCACACATATAGCCCTTCCAAGGTCCCTTAGCCCCGACACCCTCGCGGTATGTCATTGGTCCGTGCTTACATACATTGCCCTGCGCAGCAGGTGCTAGAGATGGCACCGCAGCTAGTGCTGGTGCAGGATTGTGAACGGCAGGAGCAGGCGTAGAGCCTCGAAAGGAATCAGCAGTTGATGTAATCAAAGCAGATACCATTGAGAGATCTGTCAGACCTGTCTCTAGTTCACGCACATCTGATGCGTAAAGATTGATAAGTGTTCCATCTGCCAACTTATAGTTGACTTGGAACTTGGTTGAATCTGGTGCAGCCATTTAGTTTCCTCCAGTTTTCTTGATGGAAAGCCTTGTGCTTTCCTTGCCTTGCTTTGTTGGTACATAACCAAGTGCCTTTTCGACAGCTTCTTTATCTACCGTATTACTCTGGGCAGTAGACCATCTGATCTCATAGCCAGTTGTAGTAACTCCAGTTACGCCGAGTAACTTCTCACGAAGTTCGG